AAAATAGAGGAGGACTTTATGAAACAAGCCATCATCTTGGGTGGCGGCGCAAAGGCGCGCTGCTTTGATTTCCAGTTGGCGGAGGATGATGACGTTGAGATTTGGGGCATCAATTTTTCGGTGAAGGATTGGGTGCCGCGCTACGACCGTATGTTCAATGTTCATCGTTACACGCTACTCAAGAAATACGGCTACCCCTGCTGGCGCGATGCGGTCTGGGCGTTGGAGCATCCTAAAACTCGTATCGTCCTGGCCGACGACTGGCCGGATAAGCGCATGGCTCACGCCGAGATATTTCCACGCGCTCAATTGCAGGCGAAATATCCGCGTGGCGAATATCACTGCAATAGCTGCGATTGGCTGATTACTCTTGCTCTTTACGAGGGCTTCGGGGCGGTGCATCTGCACGGCTTCGCCCTTGAGCGCGAGGGCATGATGGAGCAGACGAGCGCCGCCAAGTGCGCGGAGTATTGGGTCGGGTACGCCGAGGGTTTAGGCATGAAGGTGCATGTCGGCGAGGACAGCGCCATGTTTGGCGTCTACCATCTGACAAAGACGAATCGGGTGTATGGCTATGATGACAGCCCTGCCTACGAAGATCGCACGTCGGAAGGTAAAGACCCGCCGTATCGCTATGACGACTATTGATTGGGAAAACCTAAAACACCCGATGACATGGATCGCGCTCGGCGGTACGCTGTTCTGGATCATGCTCATCGTACAGATCATCATAGGTGGCAGATGAGAATAGGGAGAAGGTCATGAACAAGGAAACCGAACTATTGCTGTTAATTGCTGCGCGGGCGCTGTATGGCGTTGGGGGGACGGCGTGGCCCGATAATTATGTTCAGCAAATCGAGGATAGAATTGCGTGGGTAAGGGCAAGGATCGAGGAACGTACCGAGGAAATACCGCACGACAGCGCTTCGCGTGGAAGGCGCTGGTCATAATCTGGGACGGGAGAGGGTAAAATGCCGATCAGGTTTATTGAAGCCGTCGAGCATGTGGGGGATAGGGCCGTCAGCGATGAGGCATTGGTAAAATATCTGCGCGAGCACGCACCCAATCTCGCTGATATGGTCGAGAGAGAATTAGGCAAAAACTTTAGCGTTGGCGATGTACATGTCGCATCCGCTGGCGGCGATGACGATAAGGACGAAAAGAAGAAAAAGAAAAAGCCCGAACCGCCCATCAGCGTTGCGTATGAGTTCGATCACCGAATGAAGGTGGACCGGGACCGGGAGGCGGCGGAAGTCGCGAAGCTCGGCCCGCTAGGGTCGCCGCGTATACTCGGCAGTGATGGCTTCGATCCGAACACCGCGACCTTCGATACCCACGGCAGTTCCAACGAAGCCTTTGATTGGTGGGTTCAACAGGTCAAGGCGGCGGAAGCCGATCAAGTCAACAAGCTCAAGCTGAAGCAGAAGACCTCGCTTGAAGCCACGCCGAACGAACTCAAGGCGCTTACCGAGGCGTTAAACAGTAACCCGTTATTGCGCAGCGCATTGCAGCAGGCGTTGGCGGCGTCGATTGGCAAGGCGGCTGATCGTACCATTACTGTTATCCGTCACGGCGCAACGCATCTAAACAACAAGGACACATCGGTTGATCGCGTTCGCGGTTGGACAAACGTTCCGCTTTCGCAGGAAGGGCGCGACGAAGCGCAAAAGCTGGCCGACAAGATGGCGAAAGAGCCGCCCGATCATTTGGTGACGTCCGACCTCAATCGCGCGCACGAAACGGCGAAAATGATCGCCAAGGCTACCGGCAAAAAGATTGATGATGTTAGCGAGGGCTTCCGGCCGTGGAACGTTGGCGAGTACGCAGGCAAGACCTCGAAGGAAGCGGTGCCGATCCTGTGCCGCTATGCAATAGAGAAGCCCGATGAGAAAATTCCAGGCGGCGAAAGCTTCAACGATTTTCGAGGCCGATTCTTCAAAGCACTTGCGGGCGCTGTTGCTAAGTTTTCTGGTCGCTTAGCGGTCGTTACCCATCACCGAGGCGAGCGATTGCTTAGTGCATGGCAAGCGGCGGGCTTCCCGGCAGACGGGACCATTGACGGGAAGGAGTTTTCCAAGAAGGGCGAGGGAACGGCCGGGTATGAGGACTTAGAGATACCACCTGACCGCCTGGACGCCGCAGCGCAGGCGACAGTAACCAAGTGGATTAACCCGCCAGAGGACTTCAACAAGATTTGGGAGGGCGGTGACGATATTCCAGAGGCAGACGAAGATTGGTTCAAGAGAGCAAAGCTTGTCTTGCCGCCAGCGCCAATTGAAAAGACCATGACCTTCAACATCGCGAAGGTTGATGACGAGCAGCAAATTTTCTACGGTTGGGCTTACGTCAGCGAGGAGAACGGCAGCATTATCGTAGACAAACAGGATGATTATATTCTGCCGGAAGATTTGCTTTCGGCTGCGGAAGACTTCACGCTGCAGGGCGGCAAGCTAGGCGACATGCACGACAAGCGAAACGTGGGCAGAGTAGTTGCGTCGTTTGTAACAACGGAGGCGTTATGCAAGACGTTCGGTATCAGTATGGCCGACGAAAGACGCGGGTGGATTCTCGGCTTCAAAGTAGACAACCCGGAAGTGTGGAAGAAGATCAAGGACGGGGAGCAACTAGAGTTAAGCATAGGCGGCAAGGGCGAGCGCGTCGAAGTAGAATTGACAGTAGTATAGCGCACTGGTTCTGCGACACGCACGTTCAGACGATGCTCGTTCATCCAACCGACAGGTGTGGGCGGCTCTACAGCGGAAGCCGCGCCTATTGCCCAAAATGTCGTAGCGAGATTAAACCGCATAAGTACAGCGCCCGATGGAGCAAGTTAGGTGAAAACAATCATCGATCCAATGGAGCGATTGCTCGTCGTCGGAAAAGAGAATTCGCAGTTGCACGAAGACTTGAGAAAGCTGCAAAATGAGCACTATCACTTCGTCAAGGCGCTAATGGTCATATCCAAGATGCCGAATGAAGCGGCGGCCATAGCGACCAGGGCGTTGCAACTAAGGCCGCTCGATGTCTAGGGACGCCTCGACCTATCGCGGTAGTCGTCGCAACGCTTGTCTACGCGAGCGACCAAAATCGACGTGGGGGCCGGATTGGTATTACAGCGCTCACAATAAGGACGTGCATCGTTATGAGCCTGCTATGCGCGTGACGCGCAAGAAGGCGACGACTAGCGGCGGCGTTCATGAGCTATTGAAGCGCGGGGATTATGCCGGTGCTACGCGAGCGTTTTTCGCACCGCGCGTTCAGCGTGGCGCGCTTAAGGGAGAGTGAAACATGGTGAAGTTTCTTAACGACCTGTTGTTCGGTTTGGCGTTCGGCATCGGCTTTGCGATTGCAGCCAATGTGTTAAACTTCATTGGTACATTTCTGCACGCTAGTCATTGATGCGCGGTGGAGCAGCCCGGTAGCTCGCTTGGCTCATAACCAAGAGGTCGGCGGTTCAAATCCGCCCTGCGCAACCAAATCTGAGGTAATCACATGGTGCAATTTGTGCAGAGCAACTTGGCTGTGAAATTACTACAGCGGCTTATGGCTAGAGATGCGATTGTTTGGGCGAACGCAAACAAACGGCATCCCCCACCGGAGGCGCTAAGAATAGTAAATGAGTGGAGAGCTGAGGTTCGGCAAAAGAAAAGATGATTGGCATTTTTTATAGACGAAGGTAGTCAATTACGACTGGACTGATGCTGTAATAAACGCGTGGCGCTCTAAAGTCAGATTCGCCTACGTAACGTTCCGCCTCACGAATTAAGATTTCCGCGTCTGTGAGTCGCTTCAGTGTCGAAGCGATTACGGATGGCGATAATCCGCACCCGTTCTGAATCTCAGTAAACCAATGTTTCTCGACGGTACTGCCTATTATGAAGGTGAGTATCGTGCGCGAGCTTTGATCCCATAAAAACATGACGAATCATAGTGTCGCTAGGGGCTTAGCGCAATTGTCTTTATTTTTGAGAATTGGGCGGGAACCAATGCCGCGACAACTAAAGAACCTTCGAATCGATGAAGTCAGTTCGGTTGATCGGGGCGCGGGCAAGGGTGTTCGGGTTCTGCTCATGAAGCGAGATGAACTTGCAGGCTCTGACGGTAAGCGAGAAATACACGCGCTCAAGGCGCTTGAGCTTGCTCTTACTTCCATCATTGGCACTGGCGATACCAACGCCGCGTCTGTCGAAAAGACGGTCGAGTGCTTCAAACAATTCCACGCCTTCCTAAACGACGACTCTAAGGAGAAAACCATGCCGCTCGATGTCAGCAAGGAAGACCTTGAAACCCTCATCAAAGGCGTCGTCGCGGGCGCGCTCAAGGAAGCCGGTGTCGTCAAGGAAGATGTCGATAAGAAGAAAGACCCAAAGCCGGTGGCTGATGACAACGAGCCGGATGAAGACGACGCAGCCAAGATGCTAGACAAAATGTTTGGCGAAGGCAGCGCGAAAAAGATTGCTGAGCTTATGAACAAAAAGGCACCAATCGAGCCGGTTCAGAAATCAGAAGAACTCGCCAAGCGCGATGCGGAGATTGTTGATCTGCGCAAGCACGTTCACGATCTAACCGAACGCCAAGCGCGTGAGGATTTTGCCAAGCGCGCTACCTCTCTCGGACTGGTCAAGGAAGACGGCGAGAAGCTTCGCAAGGCTTATGCAGGCGATGTCGCCGCGCTCGGCTGGATGGAAGAAACCATTCGCAAGCTGCAAACGCAGGTCGAGAAGGCCGGTCTGTTCAACGAGATTGGCGACAATCGCGGCGGCGCAGCCAATATCACTGCGCACGACGAATTGCTCGCCAAGGCGAAGGAAATCCAAAAAGCCGATCCTAAGCTCACGGAGGCTTCGGCCTACGTTCGAGCGATGGAGGTCTACCCGGAAATCGCTAAGCGCGAGTCTCAGGAGCGATTGGCTAAGGTGCAGAAGCTGGCCTAACGGCGGCGAAAACAGGAGCTAACGTCCATGGCATTGCAAGACCCGCTTATCCGCCTCGGCTGGCTGACGCTTTCGACGCTCGACGATGCGCGCAACTCGACCGTGACAGGAACCACATTGAACGGCCCGCAAGGTTCGGGGCAGTTCTATTGGGTCTACACCAGCACGCTTAACAGCTTGCAGTGTCGCCTCGGCAGTTCGGGCATCACGCCGTCATCTCTCGTTTCGGTGATTGGCATCTTGCAGAACAAGCCCGGTCCTGGTGAAGCGGCCGACATTGGCTTCCTTGGAATCTCCAAGGCCATTGCTGGCTCGACCAGTCTGACGATGGGCAATCTTATTCAGCCATCTTCGGCACCAACGGGACAGAGCGGCGAACTCGTCGTCTTTGCTTCCGGCAATGGTCCGCCGATTGGCTATGCGCTCGAAGCGCCGACAAGTACCGGCGCGCTGTTCACAGTAATGGTTAACGCCAGCGGCGCTCGCGGCTCGACCATCACCTAAAGCGAAGCGGGAACACATAGCGACGGCCGCAGGGCCGATTTAACAGGAGGGACTCGTGCCCCAACCGACTCTTCAAGACGTTCACGTACAGGCAGCCCTTACGAACGTCGCGGTGGCCTACTTCCAAAGCGAGGACAATTACGTCGCGGACAAAGTGTTCCCGATGGTGGGTGTCCAATTCCAGGCGAACAAGTATTTCGTTTGGCAAAAGGCGGACTTCTACCGCGACGAAGCGCAGCTTCGAGCAGACGGTGCCGAGAGCGCAGGTTCCGGCGTCAGCTTGAAGACGCAGAGTTACGCGGCTGAAGTTTGGGGTCTCCATCAAGATGTCGGCCCACAAGTTCGCGCCAACGCCGACCCGGCAGTTGATGTCGATGTGACGGTTACGCGCGTTCTGATGCAAAAGCTTCTCATCCGGCGCGACCGCTTCTTCATGACCCAGTATATGAAAACTGGCGTCTGGGGCACGGACGCAACCGGAACAGCAAGCACTAGCGGCGGATCACCCGCAACGACCACTCCGGTGTTCTGGGACGACGATGCGAACGGCGATCCCTTTACCGACATTGCTTTTGGTCAAACCACGATCCTGCAAAATACCGGCTACATGCCGAACAAACTCACGATTTCGTGGAACGTGTATCAAGCGCTCCGCAAACACCCTCTGATTGTTGATCGTATTAAATATACGATGGCGACTTACGCAGGCACGATCACGCCGCAATTGCTCGCGCAGGCTTTCGACATCGCGGCCATCGTAGTGTCAAAAGCCGTCTACAACACCGCGTCGGAAAACGTCACCGCGTCGATGAGCTTCGTCGCCGGTAAGAACGCGCTGCTTACCTATTCGCCGCCAGCACCGGGCCTAATGGTCCCGTCAGCAGGCTACACGTTTGGTTGGACCGGCTTCACCGGACTCAACAGTCTCGGCATTCGCATCTCGCAAATCCCGATGAACTGGCTCGGCATGGGCTTGGTCAGGATCGAGGGCGAGATGGCGTTTGACATGCAGGTGGTGTCATCCGACCTCGGCTTCTTCTACAGCGCCATCACGCAGGTCTAATCGCTAAACTGAAACAGGTTAAGGAAAATGGCGAACCTCGCGGTTAGAGCAGAGCCGTATCACAACCGGATGAAACTTGATGAGATTGGCGGTGGCCGAGTCATCAGGCGCTTCCAGCGCGGCGACAAATGGCTGAACGTAGGCGCGTATCTGACGCGCGACGAAATTCTCAGCATTAATCCGACTAACCGATCTTCGCTTATAGGCAATTACATTGACGTTTGGCCGCAGTCTCCCGATGCGCCATCGTCGGGTGGTCGGGTGGTTGCCTCCTCTTCCACGCCTGCCGCTGCGGTTATCGGGACCGGGCGGCACGTTGTGTCGCTCGGTTTCGGTAAATTCAAAGTCTATGAGGGCGTCCTGCTTACAGACGAGCCGGTGACGCGCGCTGAAGCTTATGCGTTGGCCGGGAAACCAGAGCCAAGGCGAGGCGAAAAGGAGCATTAACATGGCGACCGGCCCTTCTGGCTTCGTTGAAAGAATTAAAGGTAAGGTCGCGCAAGCTGTCGGCGGCCTGTATGTCGGCGGTGTTCAGGTTAATGCAACCGGCCTGGATCAGAACACTGCGGTTGGAACTGGCACGGTCTACACCTCGACCGGATCATCGTCATCGACTGCCGCTTATATTCCAACCACCATTAGCGCAGGCTTCGGCCTGAAGCGGTTGCAACCGACCAGCACGCAGCCAATCTTCCGCCTTCCACCTCCGGTACAGGGCGGTGGTTGGACGACTATCGTTTACTCGACGGTCAATGGCTCGACCGGGCTTATTCTGACCATCTCGACTGACGGCAGCGTGGTCTTCGAGGGCGTAGGGTCTTCTGGCTCGACGGCAAGCTTTGCCGGTTCGGGCGGCTCGACGCTCAGCAACTGCTTGAAGTCAACGCAATCGCATCAGATCGAGCTTCAATCAATCTCGACAGCCAAGTGGTTGTTTGCGGGCGTCGTGCCTTCGACGGTCGCTCCGCTGACGTTCTCGACCTCTAGCTAGGGACGCATGGCCTGTAATTAAGCTAGGCCGCATGGTACACCCGAGGCCCCCAACCTCAGGAGGCAGAAGATGGGTGACAAAGTTGCGATCCTCGGCACGGTGCCAAACTCTCGGTGCATGGCTCCCTACGACGACCCGTCATGGGACATTTGGTGTTGCTCTGGCGGCAACAGCCAACAGGCCGCGCCACCGCGTATAAACGAGTGGTACGAGATTCATTCGATTGTTGATCTGCACGCGCCAGAAAATAAGGGCTGGTATCCGCCCTACGTTGCGTGGCTCAACGCGCAAAAGTTTCCTGTTTGGATGCAAGAAAAGAACGACGACATTCCGCGCGCATCAGTATTTCCGCGCCGCGAGTTAATGGCGCGATTCGGTCCCACAAAGACAAAAACTAATTGGTTCACCTCGACCCCGGCTTGGATGTTCGCGCACGCCATTGTGCGCGGCTACACGACCATAGGAATCTTCGGCGTCGATATGGCGGCGGCAGAGGAACATTATACCGGACAGAAGGCTGGCTTGCTGCGCTGGTTTGAAATCGGGCGTGAACTCGGAATCAACGTAGTCGTGCCACTGGAGTCTTCGCTGGCGTTTCACTATCCGCTATACGGCTACGCCGAATCCTCGCGCATGGGCAGACATTTGCTCGTTCGTGAAACCGAAACGAAAGCGCAGATTGCTCACTGGCAGAACCAAGAGATGCAGATCAAGCAGAGGATTTTCGCGCTATCCGGTACGCTTGAGCAGTTGACCTTTGATCGGCGCACGTTTGTCTCAGGCATAGACGACGCCGACATTAGCGATGAGGAAATGCGTTTCACCGCGCGGCTGCCGGTATCGAGCGACCCGCCAGAAGTCGCACAACCCACGCAGATGACTTCGCCGTCTGCGCAGGCGGTGTCGCTCACATCGACTGGTTCGCTGCAAATATTAAACAATAGCTCGCGCACGCCTACCGCTGCGGACTTCGCCGACAATCCTGACGCCGCTCTATTGATGCCGCGCAACAAGGCGAACGGGCCAATGCCAAAGGAGCAGGAGTAAGTCATGGCGCTTCTGCACGTTGTCGAATTTGGCGGATATGCCAGCGGCAGAAATTTCTCTGTCGTCCCATCTATGGGGCCTATCCAAACTCAAACCATCACCGTTGGCTCGACCGTTTCGACGTTTGCGCTATCATCGGCAACGCGTTTGATTTTCGTCGATACGGATGGCGGGGTTTTTCTTAACGTCACGTCATCCGCCTCGACAGTCAGCGCATCAGGCGGCAGCAGCGGCACGGTTCTGACCAGCACTGCCGGGGCCGCCTATCGCATACCGGCGAACATCGCGCCGTTCCCGATCTACGTTAATCCGTACTCGCGCCTCGTTGCGGTATCGACATGATGGAACTTAAAGGGAAGATGGAAACAACTTACGTGTGGACGTGCGCGGATTGTGGCACCAAGAACTCGCGATGCGACGATAAGCACTGCATGTCGTGCGGCAAGGAAATAACGGCGGAGAAATATCTGCGGCACTTCAAATTAACGCCAGAGCCGATGCGGCTAGGGTTCGTCGTCTAAAAGGAAAGAGGCTATGGTCACTTCAACATACAACAAGTTCAACAGCGCGGTTCTTGGCTTCGCCAATGGGCTGTTTCGTGTCTCATCGATCGGTGACACCTTTACCTTTCTGCTGACAAACACCGCTCCGACCTCAACGTGGATGACATCGACGGACAACACCGCGATTTCATCCGGCAATGGGTACGGTTCCTCAGGCGGTACTTGCGCCATCGCATCGAGCACGCTTGGTAGCACGACTGTAGTGCCAACGCCGGTCATTGTGCTCGGCTCTACCTTCACGTTCACCGCGTCGTCTGCCGCGAGCACGGCGGGAATCGGTCCGTTCCGATACACGATGTTTGCCGATTTGAGCACCAACCTTATCATCAACTCGACTACCTCGACCGGCTATTGGACGTTCGGATTGAGCACCGTCAATCACTCGGCAACGGCAGCGTGGCTTATCTCCTGGTACGATTACGGCAGCAACATAACGTTGACGCCCGGTGAGACGTTTACGATTTCGCCAGATCCATCGAGCGGCATCTTCCAGATCGCATAGAGGGAGGCTGTGAGTATTCAATGCCTTTCTTTTATGATCTTGAACACCGCTCGACATCTTCGACGGCTTCGCTAACCGAAGTCGTATCGCCGCATCTGACCGTGCGGTGCGGCGCTAACATTGATCCTGTCGCCATCACCGGCATGTTTGCTGCGGCACAATTTGGCACTGTCGGCGGCGGCGCGTTTCGTTTGAAGGATAATACCTCGACAACCAGCGGTACGACCGGGGGTACGGGCCAAACTCCGCGTCCAAAGCATCCGCGCAACCCGGCTGCACTATCAACTTGGAACAATGACGCCAGCGCCATCACCGCTGGCGGTGCGCTGAACGTTCGCATCGGTGTCGGCTTCGCTCAGACTGGCGGCATGGGCGGCTATGTGCCAATCGTCCCGCAATCTGCGGTGCAGATACTGACAGGCTCTACGCTCGCGGCTGGCGTGCAAGACTTGTTATGGACCTCCATCGCCTTTTCGACCGGCGCGACGTTTGATTGGACTGTGGAATTTGGGGAAGGAATCTAGACAATGACTGCATCGCACGCCGACAGCTTCAATCTATCAATCAACGGAACGTTTCAGAACCGCGTACAGGTTTCGCTGATTTCGGCATGCGTAAACATTTCGTCCGAAGGCTGGACCGTCGCCTTTCATCGCGAGCGTGCGTCATTTTGCGCGCAGGTTCTTCAATCGCCAGCCTTGTTTGTTCCGCTGTTTTCCAATGCTGCCGCGACCGATGCCAACGTGCTTTCCGATGCTACTGCGGGCGGCACCATCGTATTGACCTCCACCAATAGCTCGACGGCGCAGGCGGCGGTGACTGACACGCATATTGATACCGCCGTCGCATCCATGTTCAATGCTTTCATAAGGGAGCCGGGTAGTTGAACGATCTTCGCCTTAGCAAGTTTTGGAATCGGGAGGTCGAGTTTGGCTTGCCTGATTGTCGCTTGCGTCATGGCGAACGTCAGCCGGTGTTGCTGCATGGTACGCGCTTGGCCGTTGATGCTGTCTTTTGCGCGAACTGCGGTACGCTTGAAGGCTACGCGACCGTAGAGACGCCGCATATTTTCTTTATCTGTGATACCTGTGTCGGTTGCAGCGGCAAGCCTAGCGGTCTTACCGAAGTCACCAAGAAACAAATGGCAGAACGAGGACTGCGCGTCGTTCCGGTCTAGGAGACAAAATGGACCGGATCGGCCCTTCGAACTGTCCCGCATGTTGTGGTCGCGAGTGCTACGGCGGCGGCAATAAACGCTGCGTGCAGCGCGACCGAAAGGTGAGCCGAATCGCTGGCGTTCTCGACAGCTTCGGCGGTATTCGCGTTGTGGTTACGCACAAGCGCCAATTCAAACATCATGTAGGCACAAGCGAATTTCTCTGTATCGTCCCCGACAAATTTGTGCATGAGCCGATTGCCTGGAACGATATTCCTTTCGTCGTGGCGCTCGGTCATCTTGCGGTCGAAGCTTTCATTAAAGCAAACGCACACACAAACGATCCAAATAAGCAGGACGCAATTCGTGCTTGGAAATCGCGGCAGACTTGGCGCGATCAACGCGCGCTCGATATTTCTAAGATCGTATTTGCATGACCGTAGTTTTTCTCACAAGCGCCTCGACATCGCCGTGGTCGCTGCCCGGTAACTGGGCCAACGCTGGTCACACCGTTGAACTTGTCGGCTGTGGCGGCAACGGTGGCGCTGGAACAAAGGGCGCGGGCGGTTTATCTGGATCAGCCGGATCGGGTGGTGGTTATCTCAGTCTTACGTCCCCGTCTGGCACGTTGGGATCAACTACCGCATTTGCGGTCGCAGCTAGCAATTCTAACTCAGGCAGCCTCGACGCAAACGCGACGTTCTGGGAAGGCACGACAACTACAAACACCTACGAAGGCCAGTGCGGCGAAGCGGGAATTAGCCCTAACGTTGCAGGAGACGTACTTGCTGGCGCTGGTGTTACGAACGGAACGCCTTCCCCAGTCACCTATACCACAGCGGCGAATTCAGGCGGGCTTGGCACTGGCTATAATCAGAGCGGTGGCGAAGGAGCGGCGGGCGGGACAGGGAGTGGTGGTCCTAGCGGCGCTGGTGCCGCTCTTACTGCGCCCACGTCTACTACTGCTGGCGGCGCAGGCGGCACTGGATCGAACGGTGGTACAACTAATGGAGCAACTCTTACCGTCAGCGGCAGCAATGGCGGCGATGGACACAGCGGCAGCGGTCATGGCTCAGGATCGACTAGCACCACATCACCGAACGGCACTGCTGGCACTACAGGCGGCGGTGGCGGTGGTGGTTGTTCAAGTGGCACCTCTACTGTGGGTCAGGTTGCCAGCGGCTTAGGTGGCGGAACGCTAGGCAACGTTTCTGATTGGGTGCAAACCTCCGATAGTTCACACGCTGGCGCTGGTGGGGGCGGTGGCGGCGGTGGCCGTATGACGGGCAACGTTACGGCGACTTCGCTAGGTGGGGCGGGAGCGAACTATGGCGGCGGTGGCGGCGGTGGCGGCGGTTGTCGCGGTACTTCCTCGACAACAACTGCTGGCCTTGGAGGCGGCGGCCTAATCGTCATTACCTACACGGCGACTGTTGCAGCAGCGCCTACATTCTGGATGACGCTGCTTATCCCTACGCAATTGTATCGGTGGTGAGATGACCAGCATTTTAACGATGCTGTATCGAACTCCCGTCGCGCCGTTGCGTGCGCGGCAGCTTCTTTATTACAGCAACGTCGATGTCAGCCAGCCTCCAATCACTGCGTTCACAATCTCGCTCGGCACCGGCACGTACAGCGTTGCGAGCGAATCCGAAACACTGAAGAAGACATCGCTTGTTAATACGCAGGCGGGAACCTACGCGCTTACGCCGGATGGTTTGCTTAATATCAACAAAGGATCGAAGGCATCGCTTCTCGCTGGCACGTATTCATTTGTGCCTGATGCACAGCTTAACGTAACTAAAACATGGCTCAATAAAGCACAGGCAGGCGTCTACTCGCTCAACGGTCAGAACGCGGTGCTCAAAAAGACCAGCGTGCAAAATATTCAGGAGGGTTCCTACGCACTCACTCCCGATGCGCTGCTAAACATCAATCATGGCTACAAGGTTTCGATCTTCGCTGGCAATTATACTGTCACCGGCGAGAACGCGACATTCAAAAAGACCTCGATCCAGACTGCGCAAGCAGGCGTCTATTCGCTGACTGGCGAACAAGAAAGACTGCTCAAGGCAAGCTCGAAGAAAATACAAGAGGGCGCGTACACGCTCGCTGGCGAGAACGCGACACTTATCAAAACGAATTCGCTCAAGGTGCAAACGGGATCATACTCGGTTGCGGGCGAGCAAATTCTGCTGCGCAAGACCAGCGTCCTCAATATTCAAGAAGTGCCGTATGCGCTGACTGTCGAGTCAATTACGCTAAGTAATATTGTCGCGTTTACGATGAGTATTGGCACCGGCACGTACACGCTCACTCCCGAAAATCTAACGCTGATTAAAACGTCAAAGGCTGGTCTTCAGGTCGGCACGTACAGCCTTACCGACGAACAACTGACGTTGTTGAAGAAATCCAAGCTGCAAAGCACGACCGGCACCTATGTACTGACCGGCGAACAACTGACATTGAAGGCTGGTCGCACGACGAAGCCGCAGGCTGGTTTTTATAATCTTACCGGCGAGAACGCGGCGCTAAAGAAAACGAATCTGCTCAACATGCAGGCCGGGTTCTATGCGCTTACCGGCGAGTCGATTGCCTTTACGTTCTCTGGTGCTGGCGCTTTCGCCATGAACATCGGTACGGGTGTCTATCTGTTGACAGACGAAACGGTGACGCTGCGCAAAACGTTCAACCTTAATTTGCAGGAAGGCAAGTATCTAAAGGACGGCTTCTCCGGTGGCCGAGATTTCAACGGCTCCACGGATTCCATTCAGACCGCAGGATCATCAACAACTTTTAACCCCGCACCATTCACGATGTTGGCGTGGATATATCCGACTGTGAGTTCCGGTTCGTCAGTGATGGGCTACGGTGGCACTGACGCAACAACAACTCATCAGCTTTATTTAAGTCAATCGCCGGGGCCGCATTTCCGTGCGAACTTTCATATCAACGGAGAGGCCGAAATCGGCTCGCCGTCTTCGATCATTGCGTTTCAATGGACGCCTATCGTAATAACTCTAGCTAGCGACGGTGTTACCATAAGCATCTATCTCAACGGGGTGTTGGACGTAACTGGTACGCTATCGTCGCCGTATATCCCGGCAGCTACGCCATTTTTTGTCGGCCTCGATAGCGTTGCTAATGCTGACTTCTTCAAGGGCGGCGTTACTGAAGTGGCATTGTGGAATACGGTTTTAACCGGGACTCAGATCACTAATCTTGCGGCTGGTCGTCGTGCAAACACGATAGGTGCTAACGCAAACTTGGCTCTCTATTGGCCGATACTTGAACAGTCTCCCGAACCAGACAAATCGGGCGGCGGCAATGACGGCACGGTTGCTGGAACGACCGTCACGGCTGGTCCTCCGCAATTGGACCCGTACAATCCAGTCGGATACGAAACGCTGCTTAAGGGTTCGCAACAGAAACAGCAGTCCGGTTCCTATGCCGTCACCGGCGAGAACGAGAGATTGTTAAGGAAGGCGCTCGAAAATAATCAAACTGGTTTCTACGCACTCACTGGTGAGAACGAAGCATTAAAGATAGGGCGCAAGCAATCTGTGTCGGAAGGTTTGTATGCTCTGACTGGCGAGAACGCGCGGCTGTTGCTTGGTAGATTCGATGCTCTGCAATCCGGCTTCTATACGCTTGTTGGCGAAAATCAGGGACAGAGAGCGACCCGCCTAAGCGCAAACTCTACCGGATTCTACAATCTCACCGTTGAATCAATCACGCTAACATTTTCTGGAACGAACGCATTTAGCATTTCATTGGGGACCGGCACATACTCGCTAACCGATGAGAATTTAACGCTGACGAAGACCTCGAAAGCGGGACTTCAGGTCGGCGTCTACAGCCTCACAGACAACCAGCTAAGTCTGCTCAAGACCTCCAAGCTATCGAACACTACCGGCGTTTATACGCTCACCGACAACGCGCTGACGCTCAGCACTAAGCGTTTGATGAAAGCGCAGACTGGCTTCTACAGCGACACGGTCAACGCCCTGATGACTAGCTTTGGTCATGCGATTGCCCCGCAAACAGGGTTCTATAATTTCACAAGTGCGCTGTCGTTTCGAAGGAAGGCGTTGTTTGCCACAGCCACCGGCTTTTATACCGTCAGCCGTAACGGGCTAAATCTCGTTTTTTCTGCGGCGGCAACGGCGGCAATTATCTCCTCGCCTACCTTGCTTGGCTCCGATGTCGGCATCACGCTTTCCGGCAGCGAAGCCTCTAGAACCTTGCTCGGAACAGACGTGGGCAGTACCATCACCGGAGGCGATTCCGCACCGACGCTTCTTGGTGACGACGAAGTGCCTGGAATTAAGGGGTCCGTCTAAATGACTGCTGCGCAAAATCAAGATTTTGTCACCTACGCTGGCGATGTTGTGAACCCCGTATTCACGGTCGTTGGCTCTGATGGCGTGACGCCTATCGATATATCCGGCGTGACACAGATCACTTGGAAGGCGCAGCGCAACTCGGCAGACGGGCCGGTGTTGTCCAAGACAAAAACTGGCGGGCAAATTAGCTTTGTTAATACCGGCACGGACGGAAAGTTCAAGGTGGCAATTCTAGCTACTGACACGTCGCCGCTATCAGACTGGTATCAGCATTTTTCTTCGATAACGGACGCGCTAGGAAACATCACCACCATCGAAGTCGGCCGCATGCAAGTTGGCTTGTTGCCGACTTGGACGTGGGTGCCGAGCTTAGTCGGCGTCGAGGCGCTCTATACCGTTCGTCAGATCATCGGGGATACGGCGCAGAGCGACCAGCTACTTACTGATTCTCAAATCAACTGGGCGATAAGCGAGTATAGCAACGAGTGGCTCGCCGCCGCCGAATGCTGTCGCAATCTATCAATTCAATTTGCGCGGCAAGTAGACATTGGCGAAGGGCCGATGAAGAAAAACTACAGTCAGAAATCCAGACAGTACGCCTCTCTGGCACGCGACCTTGAGCAACGGGGCTTCGCGCGCGGCGGCGTAACGGCCTATGTCGGCGGTGTTAGCATCACAGACAAAACGGCACAGGTCACAGACAGCGACCGCGTTCCGCCGCAGTTCGTCATTGCCATGCACGATAATCTGCTACCGGAATCCCCGGTTGGCTTGCAGACCAATGCCAATCTCGGCGAGCCGCAGAACTTCGGCGGCGTGACCGGGCCGGTGCCGTAATGGCTGGCGAAGTCACTATCAAGGTTGATGATACCGGCGCACGCTTGAAGCTCGGTCGCGTGCCGGTCGAAGTGCGCAATAATCTACGCAACGTCATTCCCGGCCTGACCAGAAGACTAGCCGCGCTTGTCAACTCCAAAATCTCTAGCGAACTCAAATCGCATAAGACCTTGGCTGTTGCGGAGCAGATGGTCGAGAACACGAAAGAGATTTATGGCCGGGTCCAACTGACCTCGCCAAGCGCCAACGGCTTACTGCCAACCTATCTGGAATATGGAACGAAGGCGCACGAGATTGCCGGAAATCCAATACTTGCCTTCTATTGGGACAAGGTGGGCGCTAACGTGTTTTTCCGCAGCGTGCATCATCCCGGCACGAAGGCTTATCAATTTATGTCGCGATCATTCGCGGAAATGCGAAATGAGGTCGTTCAGAAGGTCGCGGAAGCCGCTAGAGCGGGAGCGCGGAACGCCTAATGGCGACCACCTACGAACAGGTCATGGACGCTCTGCTCGCCTACCTTCAGGCCCAGATCGCCAGCAATACGTTCCTGTCTTATCGGCGCGGAATCGTCTTATGGCCGGAACTCTCGAAGACGGTAGGCGGCGCGCCAGTGATTCGGCAGCCCGCGCTGTTTTTGTTCGATGGAGTGTTCTTGAGCGGCAGCGGCACTATCCATTACGAGCGCGGCCACAGAGCCGTGCCAGCGGTTCGCATCATGCATCGCACTATCTGCCTATACGCTAGGACTCCCGTAGCCGGTGGCCTTCCTGGCGGGTTTACGGGTGGTTTGGCGGTCCAGAACACTGTCACTAGCCAAGCGAGCATCCTGCACCCGCTCATCCAGGCGGTCGAGGCGGCAATGGAGATACCTGACAACCCGGAAACTGGTACTTTGACCCTAGGTGGATTAGTGGCATATTGCCGGTTATCGGGCGAGGGTATCCTTGTTTCACCCGATATAGACGAAGAAGGGCAAGGGATGGCGACTCTGCCCGTCGAGATAAAGATACCCTAGAACCCCTCAAGGAGAGGTCGCCATCATGGCAGTCGCCCCGGCAATTTTCGGTCCCGGCCTTTTAGTCCTGACGCGCACAGACATCCTCGGCCCCGCGATCAACGTTGGCTTCGTCAACGAATTCAGTCTCGACTTCACCGGCAACACCAAACAGCTTTTTGGGCAGAACCAATATCCGCTGGTTGCCGCGCGCGGGACGATTAAAGCGGCGGGTAAATTCAAATCAGCCGTTGTGTCTGGAATCGCGATGAATGCCGCGTTCTACGGCAACACTTTTAGCACCGCGAGTTTTTCGGCCGGGATTGGCGTGTATAGCTGGAACATCGCTTCGACGTTCAGCCTGTCAACGACATCGACGCAGTTTCAGGTCGGTTCGTCCTTGACCTTCGATGCTGACCTCGGCGTGACGTATGCAAGCTCGGTAGGCGGATCGAGCTTCGCTGGACTTCCGCTACAGCGCGTATCGACCGGCAGCGAAGGCTTGGGCAAATATAGCATCGGCAGCACGACGCCCGGTCTTTACAATTTTTCGTTTACCGAAACGACCGTCGCAGCCATTCCGGTTCCAGTCAAAATCACCTACACGCAATCTGGCTCGACTACCTCGTCCACATTGAACCAGACCTCTCTGACGGTCACTAACCAGCCAATAGGCTTCACGCCGACATTCCAGTTGGACTACTACACGGCGCTGAGCCAACCGACAGCACAACCGTTTGGGGTGCGCGTCTACTCCGCCGTCGCGGCCAAGCACATGATGGCCTTCAAGTTAGAGGACTTCATGTTGCCGGAATTTGACTTCGACATCTTCGCGAACAACGTAGGACAGGTTTACACCATCGTCCTGCCAAGCATTTCGTAAGCGGGCGTCTTTTAAGAGGAGGAGAAATGGCGAAGCGAACAGCAACAATTACGCTGGAAGGAGTCCCGTATCTAGTTCATGCCTTCAATATGCGCGAGCTTCAGGAGGTTGGACAAATGCTCGGCAACGGAACGGTGCCAATCGTTAGCGGCATGAAAATCATCGGCCTCGCCATGCAACGATCCGATCCAAAGTGTCCCAACATAGATGAAATCGAACCGACGATAAATGAACTGAACGAGGCGACCGCAACAATACTTCAGCTTTCCGGCATTGAGCAAACAAGCCCTCAGACGGCGGCACCGGCCGGAAGTTAGACGAGGACTATTGGAGTGATCTTTACGGCTGGCTAAAATTCGATGCAGGGTGCTCGCTCGAAGAAATCGACAACATGACCCTACATGATGTCCGCCGTATATTTCATTATGCTAAAACTCACCCCTCGCTTCGGGCGCTAGTCGGACTTTGCGCCGCCGCGCTCGGTGTCAAGCTTCCAGAATTAGAAACAAAGTCTGATAAGCCTAGCTACATGACGGCGGGGCAGTTCGCCGCGCTGGTGCAGGCGACGGGCGGGCGCGTTCCTGGCGTGGGACCGATGGGATCGTAAATGGCTGATGATGTCCAAATTACCGTAGGTGTTGCGCTAGATCAGCTTAATAGCTCGATAGCGAAGGCGCAGCAAAGTTTCGCGTCGTTCAAATCTGCGATTACCGAAGTCGTCGCTGCGGGCGGCCTTGCTCTGTTCATTGATAAGATGGGCGAGCTTGCCGAACAGATCGAACGCTCATCGGCAATTCTCGGCATCTCGACCGCATCATTTCAAGAACTTGGATTGATGGCTCGGCTGACTGGCGGCAGCGCAGAGCAGATGACGACTTCTCTAGAGCGCATGCAATTATCCGCGCAACGCGGCGAGCTTGCTACTTCGGCGCAGGGCAAGGCGTTGCGGGCGATGAACATAGATGTTCAGCAGTTCGTCAGTTCCGCCCCGGACGAGCAAATGAATAAGCTTGCCGACGCTGTCAAACGGCTAACAGATCAGGGGTTAAATCCGCTCAATGCTGTTCTATTGATTGCGGGGCGCGGCGCGGCTGGCTTGATGCCTCAGTTGCAGCGCGGCCGGGAAGGTATGGACGAATGGCGTCAAAGCATGATCAACACCGGCACGGTCATAGAAGACAAGATCGTTAAGTCGCTGGCCGAACTAGAGCAGAAGATGACGATGGCGAAGGCGGCGATCACTAATATGGGCGCTGCCCTTTTGGATTTGATAGCGACTCCGTTTGGCGAACTTGTCGAGGCGATAGGTAAGTCGGCTGGCGCAATCGCCAAGCTCGCGAGTGCTGGTCTGCTTGGTGAGTACGCAGTAAGAGCGCTTCAGTATTCGATTCAGGTTTTGCTTAAGGGTATGACTGAGGAAGCGGCGTCGGACAAATTAAATGCGATCATGAAGCAGGCCGACGATCTGTATCAGGCAGCCGTCAAGCTTCAGACAATAACAGTTAAGCCGCTCAATCTCGGTCTTGGCGATCAGTCTGGAAAGCTGATAGGCGCGGAAGCGGAAAATTGGGTCAAACGAATACAGGCAGCCTACAAAACAGAAGAAACTCTAATAAACAGTGCAGCCACTTTGTTCGGCATGTCAGAGAAACAGAAGACCGACATACTACTGACCGAATTACAAAAACGCGAGGACATGGAAGTGGCGGCGTTGGCAAAGGCGCGTGATGCCAACAAGTCAAACCCGCTTGAGTATAAAAAATATGAAGATCAAATCACGTTGATAAAAGCCAAGGCGACTGAGGATAGAACAAAGCTTGTTACCAGAGAGCTAGAGGCCGAACAGAAAATATGGACGCAGGCGGCGGACACCATCGCTGGCGCGTTCAACTCTCAGCTTCACGGCCTATTGTCGGGGACGACTACTTGGGCGCAAGCGATGAAGAATATCGCGGTGAGTCTGATCGAGAGTATGATTTCAGAAATCGTCAAGCTCGGAGTCGAGTGGGCCGTTAATATGGTTTTCATGGCAACGGCTGGAAAGGGGATGGCGGCGGCAGCGGCGGCGTCGTTTGTGTCGAGATTGAACGCGGACGCCGCACTGGTCTTCGGCGGCGTGTTTGCCAATATGGCCCCCGAACTCGGTCCTGCGGCAGCCGGTCCTGCGGCAGCAGCACAAGCGGCTGTTGAAGCGCAATTAGTAAACGTCCCCAAGTTTGCGGTTGGCACCGATTACGTGCCTCAAGACATGCTCGCGATGCTGCACCAGGGCGAGCGCGTCGTACCAGCGGCACAGAACACAACCAACTTCGGAAATCAAAGCCTGTCTCTAAACGTTAGCGCGATGGACGGCAGATCGGTCGCTAATATGTTCTTCAACAATCGCGCTTTCATGCAGCAAATGCTTAATCTGCTTGCTCGTAACAACCCGTCCAATGTCTCGCGCTTGGTGGGGTCGGTCTGATGTCTACACAAGTGCTGACCAGCACTACCTTCATTGGAATAGACATCGCCATCAATCGCAAGGCGACGTTTCTAACGAGGACGCAGGAGAACGTATCTGGCAAGGAGACTCGCGTAAGTCTTCGCACCATCGCGCGCTATACGTGGGACATGAAGTTCAACTTCCTACGTGCGAGCGTGAGCACATCATTGGAGTTCAGCAACTTTGCTGCTCTGTTCAATACAGTCGGCGGCAGCTTCGACACCTTCCAATGGCTCGACCCTGAAGATAACGTCACGGCGTTAAGCACGCTTTCGTTTGTTTCGTCAGCGCCATCTGTCTTTCAGTTGCAGCGGGCGGTCGGTAATTCCACGACATACGATCCTATATACGCGCCCTCGACCGCCGCGCTTCTGGTGTTCGCCGTAAACAGCAGCGGACAAAGTTCTGCTAGCACTATCGGCGTCACGGTCAACTATTGGGGGTCGAGCGCGCCAGGAACTATTTTGCCAAGCACATTCAGCCCAGGAAGCAGCGCGTCATTGGTCACTACGTTCTCCTATTATTGGCCTGTCCGTTGGGACAGTGACGACCTGCAATTAGACCGCTTCGGCTTCGGCTGGTATGAAATCAAGAAGATGTCGTTCACATCGGTGATCTAATGAAGCCCACCAATGCGACACTTAACGCCATTCTGGCAGGGCGGCAGTTCTTCAACGCCGATCTGATTACCTTCACGCTGCAAAACGGCAGCACGCTGCGCTTTTGTTCCGGACAACAAAACATCGTTTTCGGCGGAAGCACGTTCTCGGCTGGCGGTTTGACCGGCCCTTATTTCGACCGCAAGGACAACCGGGCAAAAGTAGTTTGGAATCTCGGCGTTGGCACCGACACGCTGGTCATTGACGTATTGCCGGGTAGCGCACTCGTCAGCACTTTTAGTTGGTGGAATGCAGTTCGGCTTGGTCTGTTTGACGGCGCAGACTTTGAGCTTGATCGCGCCTATTCGACCGCCGCCTATGTGGTGCAGAGCGGGTGCGCACCGATGCTGTTTAAGGGTCGCGTGGCTGAGGTAAACGCTGACCGCGCCATTATTACATTCTCGATCAACGATTATAGGGAATTACTCAATCAGCAGATGCCGCGCTGGCTCTATGCGGCCAACTGTCAGAACAACCTCTATGACGCCAGTTGCACTCTCATCAGTTCCAATTTCCAATCCACCGCCACGGTTGCGGCCGGGTCGAGCAATACCTTCATCGTCACCAGCACGCTAGCGCAGGCGTCGGGCTACTTCGACAACGGCAAGCTTTTATTTACCAGCGGTCAAAACAATGGGCTGATGTTTGCGATTAGTTCATGGAATCTGGGAACGAACACGTTGACGCTAGTAGCTCCGACTCCTTACGCGCCGGTTGCGAGCGACCAGATTACTGTCAATCCCGGCTGCGATCTTTCGACGGGGAGCGGTGGATGCTCCAAGTTCAGCAACATCGCCAACTTTCGTGGCATGCCGTATATCCCCGATCCGGGGCAGGCGATATGACCAGCGCGCAGGAGTCTTATGAACGCGGTCGATTTGTGGGGGCGGCGCTGTCCTTCCTCGGCACGCCCTATCATCATGCTGGCCGTATCAAAGGCGTAGGCGTCGATTGCGCAACGCTGCTCGTAGTTGCAGGGCATGAGGCGGGGCTAATTGATGAAATCAAGCTACCGGAATATTCGCCGCAATGGATGCTCCACCGCAGCGAGGAGCTTTACCTAGAGATTCTAAATCAGCACTGCAGGGAGATAGAGTCGCCCGCCATAACCGGCGACATCGCTATCTGGAAGATTGGCAGAACCTACTCTCACGCCGCCATAGTGGTAGAGTGGCCGCAGGTTGTTCATGCCGTCATGAATCGCAAGGTTGCGACGGATGATGTTGAGAAGACCATGTGGCTCAAATTCGATGAGAACACGCCAAGGCCAATGAAGCTGTTTTCGTTCTGGGGACGGTGATGGGCTGGCTGTTCAAATCAAACAACAAGGTTCCGACGCGGGCGGCTGGCATAACGCTGCAAACCAGCGTCTACGGCAAGCCCGTCGCCATTATCTACGGCACCACGCGCGTGTCGGGAAACATGCTTCTCTACGGTAATTTTAATGCGGCTCTAGTTAATCAAGGGCAAGGCAGCGGCAAGGGCGGATTGTTCTCGCCATCGAACGCTGGAAGTCAGTCGTACAATTACAGCGCGGCGTTTGCTTTTGCGCTCGGCGAAGGACCGATCAACGGTATCGGCACGGTTTGGAAAGATAAAAAACTAAAGACGCTCGCGCAGGAAGGCTTCACGCTATTTACCGGCACCTATCCGCAGTCGGCGTGGGGCACGAGCGTTTCGTGGAAATACAAAGACGCGTCCGGTAGCACTATTAGCGGCACCGCCGCCCCGCTTGGCTACAACGGAATTGCCTACGTGGCTGATGCAAGCTTTAATCTTGGCAACAACACGTCGATCCCCAACCTTCAATTCGAGGTCAAAGGAATCCTCAGCACTTCGGTCGGTAGCACCGCCGTCTTCGATGCTGATCCGTCCCAAATCCTGACAGACATTCTAACAAATACTCATTACGGTCTTGGCTTCCCGTCTGCGCGTATTGGCGACCTGTCGGCATGGCAGAATTATTGCTTTGCTACCGGGCTTCTAGTGTCGCCCGCCTACGATACGCAGCGCACCGGGGCCGACATCATCACGGAATTAGCTATGGCAACTAACAGCGCGCCGGTCTGGTCGAGCGGCGTACTGACAATGGTGTCCTATGGCGACACGACTATATCGGGGAACGGCAAGACTTTTACGCCAAGTCTGACGCCGATATACGCGCTCGGTGATAATGATTTTTTGCCAAGCCCGCAATCGGCGGGAAGTCTCGGCGGGGCGTCGGGGCCGGTGGTGATGATTCGCAAACGGCCTAGCGACAAGATCAATAGCATTAAGGTCGAGTATCTTAACCGCGCTGCGAATTACGCGCCTGCCATTGCCTACGCCAACGACCAAGCCCTGATTGACCTCTACGGGACGCGCACCAATGGATCACAACAGTTTCACTTGTTCTGTGACGGAACAGCAGCAAATCTTTCAACTCGACTTCAACTTCGACGTCAGAGGGTTTCCAACACCTATCAATTCGATTTGGATGCGCGATACGTCCTGCTCGACCCTATGGATATTGTGTCCCTGACAGACACAAATCTAGGACTGAGCAACCAACTTGTCAGGATTACCGGGATTCAGGAGAACGACGATGGTACGTTCTCTTTCACGGCGGAAGAAGTCTTGTCCGGAACCGGGTCGGCACCGCTCTATAATTTCAGTACCCATGTTCCCTATAACTCAAACCCTGCCACTGTCGCTGGCAATGTTAATACGCCAATCATTATCGAGCCGCCTTCCGCAGTATTTGCGCAGGGCGGCCCGCCGCAGATTTGGATTGGCGCTTCATCCACTGATGTGACGTGGGGCGGGGCAAACGTTTGGCTGAGTCTCGACAACACTAATTATACTCTGGTCGGACAAATCATCGGTGCTGCGCGGCAGGGAACGCTGACGGTGGGATGCTCAAACTATACCGGCAGCAATCCAGACAACACAGATACGTTGTCGGTCGATCTTACGACGAGTCTTGGAACGCTTCAGAGCGGCTCGGCGCTTGACGCCGCGCTAGGTCATACTCTTTGTTTGGTCGATAGCGAATTGTTATCGTTTCAAACGGCCACGCTTACCGCCGCGAATATGTACAATCTGACGGTGCTCTATCGCGGGCTGTACGGCACGTTGCCAAACGGACATTTAACTGGCGCGAACTTTACGAGATTAGATAACGCGATTTTCAAGTATGTGCTGCCTCCGCAATATATCAATCAGACCGTTTTCGTGAAACTGCAATCCTTCAATCTCTACGGCGACG